CCAACAGTGTAGGTGAACTTCATTAAGTTCTCTTTGCCTTCCTTGATTCTCTCAAGTCTAGCATTGCCATACTCACTTGGGAACTGTTGAGCAGATCTTATAGTATAAGTTCTGTAGTCCTCTTCAAGTGCTATGCATAGAGCATTAGTCCACTCAAGAACTCTCTCTTGAATAGTCTTATTCTTCACATCTTCATACTTGTCGTAAGATGGAGAATCGAATTTAACTGGTGTTAAAGTCATGAGGTAATTCCCTTGAGTACCTTCTTATTATACACGCAGTTCCTATCCTAGTACATACAGAGTGTGCAGATTGTTATAGTGGCATATTGTTCTTTGGATCTGGATTGAGATAGAATCCTCTCCAGTCAGCAAGTTTTAAACATTCATTAAGATCCCATGATACCTTCTTATTTGCTGCTGTCTGTGATCGTGGTTTATATACTACACCATCAATCATACTGACAAAACAATGAGTCTTACAGTCATCATCATCAGTCAACTGCAAGACTCTATAGTATTTTCTATTGTTATCATCAATAACAAATGATCCTATGTTATAGTTGTTATCTAACTCCCTCTTCTTAAACTTCTTCTTAACCTGATCCTCTTCCTTATCTACAATATAATTCTGTTCAGCAAAATAGTTCTCTGTTAATTTAAGACAGAGGAGTCCTGTCTTTAATAGAACTTCCTCTGGTCTGTACTTCCTTGCTGCCAACCGAGCAGCATAATCAACCTTAATATCTTCTAATGTCTTAATACCCTCTTCATACAACCGAAGTAGATCATCATCCATTCACGTTACCAAATGCTATATTATATAGTTACCAAGTGTGTGATCTCTTGTTTAGATACAAACTTACCTTCCATGTCATAGAGGAGTTTGTAATTATCTGTGGTAACATAATGACCCTTTAATTCATTACCATCACAATGCCAACCATATCCTCTTACTCGTTCCTCTAATCCGTCAATACGGAACTTCTTATCTCCTTTAAGATAAGTTTCATATGTTTGGTCTAATGCGATCATTGGTTTACTCCTCGTCGTCGGTTGGATTAAAAAAGGAACCATATGTACCACTTGATCCGTGGTCACGGTTCTCTAATGCATCTAGTATACCATCAGCACTCTGTATTGTATCTATGGATGAGATCATCTTAGCAATCTCTCTACAAATCATTGGTCGCTCATTGCGAGCAGCAAATGCTAAAGCATTACGAAGATTAGACTCTGCATCAGCAAGAGAGTCAATCACCTGTTCAGAAAGTGCCATTTAATACAAAAGTGTTGGTTTAAAGATATATTATACTGTATATATCACAATTGTCAACTCTTAACGATTGCTTTATATTATGTGAACCAAGTTATGATACTATATCTAGTTCCAGAGAGGACTGGCATGATCTCATGTGGGTACATAAAGTTGGCAGGGAAGACCACTGCTGATCCCTTGGATGGTTTAAGTATTGTCTCTCTATCAAAAAATGCAAACTCTCCACCTTCATAATCATCACTCAACATCAATGACATTGAAACCGTTCTCGGTCTATCCTTATAATTGTCTGTGTGTATAGTATAAAAACCACCAGCATGATACCTAAGAAGATCATATCCACTATCTGTACTTATTGTACACATGGGGAACTCTTCAATATACTTCTGTGCCGCACCACCTGCTCTTTCAAATACTATCGCATCAATCTCCTTCCTTCGATCATAGTTCTTATTGATTATATCTTTTACTGAGATATGTACACACTCACAGTTCCTAACATTATTCTTTACCTCTGCCTGACCAACCATTGCATCATACCAATCACTACAATCCTCATACTCTGCTAGTATCTTATCACACTGCTCCTCAGTCAATATATTATCATAAACCTTTATATAATCGTCGAGATTATTCTTCCTCTGTGGTTCATTAAAAGAGTCATCAATGATAACATTTGCTGGTTCAATAACTGGTTTAATCTCTTTTACTGAATCTGTCACAACCTTACGATCCTTATTAAAATAGAATGTAGCATACTGTCCTCTGCTTCTAACATAATGCATGAACACCTGAGTACATATGTTACCATTAAACTCTTCTCTCCAGTGTGGTGCAGTCATACCAAAATATATCATGGCATCACCTGGATTTAATTCAACTTCCTTCCTCTCACCTTTAGGTGTCTGTATCCATATTGACCAAGGTATATCACACTCAAGATTAACTGTTAATGATATCTCACACTCTTCCTTATCAACATGTGGTGTTAGAACTGCACCCTTCTCATATATCCTTGCGTAAGTATATGTTGGTAATACAGTCTCACCAACCAGTTGAGATACCTGCACATTCTTCTCACATAATAACTCTACAAAGGAGATATAATCATACTTACCAAGACACTTATCAACTTGTGAATCATTCTTTATATCATAGGTATTAGCATAATCCTTAAAGTCGGATGCCAAGGCATCTGCTCTCTCAGCAGATATAAAATTAGGAACAATCAGATAGTTGTTCTCAGTTAACTTCTCATTCATACATCTAACTTTCTAACTCTAAATGCCAATGCTTTACGCTCACCCTTATCCGTATGGACAACTGGTTGACCGTGGTCATCTAGACTTATATCTGTGATAGTAGTTCTGACGTTTCTAAATTTACCCACGTCAATCTTATCACCCACTTTTAATTCAATAACAAATGATTCCATAATTCATCTCCGCACTACGGCAGGTACATCGCCGTCATCATCAGGGTCATCTTCATCCTCGTCATCCCATTCTAACTCTTTTAGTTCATCAATACGATCCTGTAAGGATTGTGTGAGATCATCACGAGTCTCAGGAGTCGGGAAGTTTACAACCAGTAACTCTTCATCCTTCTCAATCTCTGCTACTTCTGGATGATTGCTAGAACTTAATGGGTTCTCTTGTGCAATCTCTTCATCGTTAACATAGACCTTAATAGGTTTGTTGATGTCTGATAGATTCTTCCACATCAGAGCAAATGCTGCACCCGCTAATGCGAATGAAGCAAGTCCAAATAGGGCGAATCCTATGACAGTCATCCTTTGTTCTCTGGTTTGATCTTTTTGTTGACTCTTTTGATCAATTTAGCATACTGAACATCCTCCCTAGTATACCACTCTGGATGTTTCTTGGCAACTTTGATCAATCGTTTAGCAGTCTTTCTATAATTTTTCCTCTCTTCATTGGTCTGTCCTTCCTTAATTTCGTGGTCTGCCAAACAATCTTCCTCCTTAACTTTAACAGCATTTGTCATTATCACTCACCTTAGCAGCATCATCTTCAGCAATAAGATTCTCAATCTCTTTAACCACTGGTTCTGGTTCATTCTCATCTTCAAACATCATCTCTAAGTTGAATTCGTCATCCAATGTGCTAAGATCAAAGTTCTTAAAGAAGTCGTCTCCTTGTACTGCTTCTGGTTCTGCTGGTACTTCTACCTCACCAGTAACTTCTGGAGATGCAACTACATTCTCAAAATACTTATCATCAATGGCATCATCAAACAATGATTCATCAACTTCACCATCAAAGAGAGTCACATGTGAATCAGTAGGAACAGATTCAAACATCTGTTTACTATCATTTGCTACCTCTTCAGCAGCATCTTGATTCTCAAAGAATGTATCATGATCTTGTTTGGTTTGATGTTGAATACGCTCTATCTGTAGTTCATGATCCTTCATCAAGAACTCCATCTGTTGCTTATGCTCCTTCTCATGCATCTCAGTAGTTGACCATACTCTCTGCATCTGCATATCATGATCAGTCTCTAGATCTTTAACATATTCATCATGATTCTGCTGCATAGTATCCATCTGCAACTCAAGTTCTGCCATTGCTTCTTCCCATGAGACAGACTTCTTCTTCTCTTCCTCTTCCCTTCTCTTCTTTTCTTCTAACTGTCTACTAAGTTCAGTACGATAGTGTTGAGTATACTTATCAATCTCTTTTAATGTAATTGCAGTATTTGGGATAGGACTATCATACTCTACCCATCCATCACCATCCTCAGTACCATTATCCTTCCATTGTATTGCCCACAAATGTTCAATATCAGTAAAAGGCCAATTCTCTACAGTAAAGAATATACCAGTACCATCAATTTTAATATAACGATCCTGTTCTATTAATGTAAATTGCTTCATTTGGAACCTCCAAGTTTATGAGTATGGTCATTATCATCATTTGTATCTACCTCAGTAGCGTTGATGATCTTTCTTTCTTGCATCATCTGTGCAGCAGCAGATAATACATTTATGTTAGTTTCATTCGCCTTCACCATCTCATTTCTAAATGACTCAACAGCAGCACCAGTACCTCTAGATTGCTGAGAGTTCTCTATTAATAACATAGGTAACCATGTAACAGCACAACCCCACTCATCTACTGCTTCACCTGTTTGGGGGTTAGCACCTCTAATTTGTGTATACCATGAACAACCAAGTTTTTTACACTTATCTTGTATCAATGGACAAAAATCTTCTGGTTCTAATTGTGCCATACTAAATCTAAGTCAAGTTATTTAGATAAATTAATCCAGTTTACATATTATAACATCGACATATTGAACTGCCAAGTTAACCTGTGCTGTATATGTTCCTTCAATCTTTACTGATCCACTAAAAGGATGATCATGTGGACCACCACCTGCTCCTTCTAATACTCCACCAGTGTTAGTAGCACCATCAACTACTCTTGCACCAGTATTACTGAATGGTGTAGCGTTTGAACCTCCAGTTGGTCCCAATGTATGAACATGTTCGTGTTCTGGTAACTGTGCAACTGTTAGAGTATGGTCACCAATTACCTTTGGTATACCGCCTGGTGGTACAATGTTCTCTGTCTCATCAACTGTTATATCAATGTCCTTCGTAGCAGATAGTCCTGTAGTAAAGTTTAAAGTACCTGAAGCAAATCCTCCACCTGTTCCAGTCACAACTCTCAGCATTTTATTATTAACAGAAGCATCTGTTACCTGAGTCCATCCAGGAGGTGCTGAAGGTTCCCAAAATATCTTCTGTGTGTTAGCAGGATACATCCAATAATATGAATTAATGGAGTTATTAGCATTTGCTAAGTCAAATTGTATTCCATTTTCAGTTAATCTTGCCATATCAACTAAATGTACAAACTAATACATCAACATACTGAAGTCTTAAGTCAATCTGTCCTGCTCCATTAGCAGAGAATGTTGCTTGTCCACTAAACGGGTGATCATGTGGTTGTCCTATCTGTCCACTAGGAGACACAACATTACCAGTAGGAGCACTACCAGTAACCCTGAAGTTACTACCACCACCTGAAGCAGAAGCAGTACCACCAGTTAATGAATTGTGAGTATGATCAGGTATTTGGGAGATTGCTAAAGTAGTACCACCAACACTACCTGTTACAGTTGTAGTAGCACTAAACGGAACATTCAAAGATGATGTGGCATTTGGGAATACCTGAGAAAATGTTAATCCACCTGCTCCAGAAGTACCACCAAATCCAAATCCACCACCAGTACCATTAACAAGTCGTAATGCTTTATCGTTATGTGCGTTCTCTTTAACCCATCCAGTCGGAGCTGCTGCTTGGAAGAAAACCATAGCAGCACCCTGTTCAACAACAGCGTATTTTGAATTTAACGAGGTAGAATCACTAAAAGTGACACCCGTCGCTGTAAGAATTGCCGACATTGTATAATGTTATTCCTTTATTCTTTATTTAGCACCTTTGCAGATCCGTCATTTATCCAGAACCCATCCTCTGTCAACTCCCAACCATCTTCTTGCATTGCCTTCCAACTACCATATGTCTTCATTGCTTCCTCAGTTAAATTCATCTTAATCCATGCGGGCCAAAGTTCCTCTTCAACTTGAGGCATCTGCAATTCCTGTCTACGTTCCATTGCATATTCACGATATGCCTCTTGAGTCCATCCATCATTATATGGTGAATTTGCTTGTAACTCAGCATCCATCAACTTATAATCAAATAAGAGTTCTCTCTCTTTGTCTGGAGTATCAGTATCCCT